GGTTCACCTTCTCGTCGCGCTCGTTCTCCATGCGGATCACGGCGCCACCGTCCTCGGTGTCTTCCACCTCGGGCAGCGTGTCCTCGAAGGATACGGTCTCGCCTTCGTCGTCGTCGATGTCGTCGTCAGCCACGGCCGGCCCCTCTCACTCGGTTCACGATCTGGTCGATCGTGGACGGATCATAGCGCGAGACCAAGCCGCCAGCGGCGTAGCCCTTGGGCTGCTCGGCCTCTTTCTTTTCGTCGCGCTTGAGGCCCGGGTCGCGTTGCGCCATGCCGACGATGTACATCTCCTGAGCAGATTGCCCACGAGCTCGCGCCGCGATCTGGTCGCGGACGAACCCAGCCATTGGGCTCTTACCGCGTCCCTTTTTAATCAGCCTCTCGAGACGTTCTTCCAAGTAGTCCATCGTAGTCCCCCCTCTCGAACACGTTGGTGTCGTAGTACATCAAGTTTGCACTGCTGATGCCGGGCTCTTTGATTGTGATGTCGTGGACGATTTCGTCGAAAACATCTTCAATCTCACGGATCTTCGCAGCCTTCTCAGCGGGCGACATCGCCGCCCATGCATCCCTACCCATATCGAATTCGGGGATGTATTGAAAGCGCAAACCATTGATGCCGGCCACCGCTTCCTCGCTCGCGCCAGCCTGCGCCTTCGGCCGATCCATCACGCGGCTGTCGGTCACGAAGGTGAACCCGTCGACGCCGTACTCGGTCAGCTTATCGGCAAGGTTGCGGGCGAAGTCGGGGCCCTGACGCTTGCGGAAGTAAATCTCGACGCCCGGGCGGCTGTTCTCGGTGCGCTGCGGCATGACGCGCGAGATGAAGGCCGCATCCTGATCCGCATCCTTCGCGACCTCGACCATCCTGCGAATGACGGCTGACGGGTCGAAGCCTTTGCGCGTCACGAACTCGGCGTTGAAGGCGCGCTCGTCGGACTGCATGAAGCGGCCGTAGGTGTTGTTGATCTGGTACATCACCACGTTGGGATCGACCTTCGCAGGCTCGCCGAGGCGCTCGGCCACCTCTGCCTGTTGCAGGTTGCTCGGGCGCAGACCCGGGCGCTCGACGCTGATGCCGAGGACGTACCGAGCCAGCGGCGCCTTCATGGCGTCGAGCTCGTTCATCGCCTCAATCTGGCGGGCGTCGAATGCAGACTTGGCTGCGGCCACACGCTGGGCGTACTGCTCTTCGGTTTCGGTCTTGCGTGGCGCAGGAGGCTTGAAGCTCTGGTTCAACTCTCGGCGCAAGGCGGTCACGTTCTCGGGCGATGCCGCGCCGGCAAGCGATGCCTCATACTCGAACGAGCCACCTTCGCCAGCCTTGTTGGTCCAACCGTTCTTCGTCCAGAGCTCCTTCTCAAGGAACCATGCGACGGCTTGCAGATCGTCGGGGTTCATGTCCTCAAGATCGGGCGCCACTTCTCTGAGAATGCCCTCGTCGTTGATGATCCGAGCGGCATCGCGCTTGACCCGCTGGCCGAACCCGAACTCGCCACCGATCTTGGGCTCTTCGAGCGTTGACCCCTTGAGGTGCTTGCCGGTGACGCCCTTCTCGACGGGCGGCGGCAAGCGAGGCAGGCCGGCAAGGCGGCGCAGATGGCGCGCATCCCAGACATCGACGGTGGCCGCGTTGGTGTACCCGATCAGGTTGCCCGTGAAGTTCGGCGTTTTCGGCGCGCCTTCTGCGGTGCGGAACATGTCGAAGAGAGCCTTGGTCGCGGCTGGGCTGTTGGTGTTGAAGAGCGCGCCCGCCGCATTGGTGATCAGCTTGAACGGGTTGTTGGGATCCTTGTGCATTTGCTGGAGGCGCGTCGGGTTCACGTCCCCAGAGTCGAGCATCTCTTGGTACATGCGGATCTCATCGTCGTATTCCCCGCGACTGAAGCGGCGCATGATCTCGGTGGCATTGCGCCAGTTCATCTCGACGCCCGTCTGCGCCGAGGTGGCGCCGAGGATGTCAGCGAAGACATCGCCCATGCCTCCAAACTCACTGCGCAAGGTGCTGCGCATGGAGCGATACCAGTTCGCCTGCTTGATGATGTCCATCGCAGCAGGGTCGCCATCCTTGGCGCGCTGGGCGAGGTTGCGGATTTCGTCGACCTGCCGGTCAACCATCGTCCGCTGCCATTCAGCAGGGGACACGTTCTCTGGCGGCTTCTCGAAGTTGTAGGGGATTTCCTTGTAGGTGACCTCGAATTTGCCTTTCTTCGGCTTGATCTTGGTCACTTGCATCACGTCTTGCGCCCACCCTTGATCGGCGGGGTAGGAAGTTTTCTGCGCCGAGATCTGGTCACGGATCGCGGACTGATCGGCCCGCTTGCCGATGCCAGAAATCACTGTCCGCTCTTCCGGCGAGATCAGGGGTGGCGGCCGACGACCACGCCCGCCGATGTTGCCGAGGTTCGAGCCCAGCACGTTGGGGTCGTAGGACTCGAGCATCTGGTCGAGGGTGCGCGTCGTCGCAGCGGGAGATGCGGCGAGAGCATCGGCGATGTCGTCGAGCATCGTGACCGAGCGGGCGCCCGAAAGGCCGGCGATCGACTCGGGGATGCCGTAGGCCAGCTCTTCCGCGAACTTGCGCTCGAACTCGTCAGGGCTGCGGCGCGGCGCGCCCGGGATGCTCTCGTACAGGCCCTGCGGCAGAGCCTCTGCAAGCAAACCAGCACCGCCGGCAATGCCAGCCTCGGCGGCTGACAGGCCAGCCAGACCGACGTCGCCGAGGTAGCCCGTGGCCGACTGAAGCGCGCGCAGATACGGGTTCTGCGTCTCGGGCAGGAAGCCTGCCACGCCCTCGCGGCTTCCGGCGATCGACATGCGTCGAGCAGCCTCCTGCCACGGGCCAGACGCCATCGCAGCTGCCGTGTCGCCGAAAGTGTCAGCCTCACGCATGGCGCGCCTGTTGGCGAGCGCGCGCGACCGGATGTCTTCTGCCGTCCCGGGCGGCGGAGCCATCCGCTCGTCGAAGACCTCGGGCGGGACGTACTCGGGCGCAGAAGGGGGCAGGCGGCCAGTGCTGCGGTCGACGTTGCCTCGAGGCCCGTACCGCTCAAGCAGCCGCTCCAGATCGACCGAGCCGCCTTCCTGCATCGGGATGGACAGCGTGTTGAAGATGTTCTCGCTGTAGGTCGAGGGGTCGAGGATGCCGCGAGAGCGCAGGAACGTCTCGAGCAGCGGCATGAGCTGCGTGCGGTTGCGGCCGACGACGTTGTACTCCTGCGCAAAGGCCCGGGCGAGGTCGGAGTAGTTCGTCGGCATCGCCCCTTCGTCGCGGTTGCCGCGCATCGCAGCCTCGGCCGCATTGCGGGCGAGCGTGGCGTCGGTGCGGGCGAAGTAGTCGGCGATCTGCGTCGGCGTGTAGCCAGCCTCCATCAGGTTCTCGCGCTGCGTGTCGCGGCCACGGAACAGGCCAGCCTGATAGCCCATCTTGAGATCACGGCCGATCGCGCCCGGGATGTCCATCAGCGTCCCGAGGAAGCCCCGTGGTTGCGACGGCTGCGACACTTGCGACACCTGCGACAGGGACGCCACGTTGTCGTTCAGAGGCCTCGACGTGATCACCGAGGGGGCAGGCATCGGGCCCACCGGCGGTTCGGCCACGGTGCCGATCGGCGAGGACAGATAGGCGCGCATCTGGGGCGAGATCGGGTCGACGTAATCGTCGTCGTCGTCGAAGACGGTGCGGTCCAGCTCGATCATGTTGCCGAGGTCGGACGCCATCGTGCGCGCGGTCAGCGGCCCCTGACGATCGGCGGGCCTCGTGCCGCCACCGATCCCCGTGACGCCAGCAGACCGCATCGACGCAGCCGCTTCGGCCCGAGCCTGCTTTTCCCGCTCCTTCGACGCAGCAGCCTTGTTGGCCTCGGCCATCGCGCCCCAACCGCCGCCGACGGCCATGCCCTTGACCTCGCCGCCCGTCTTCATGCGGCGGTTCTTGTTAGGCTTCACTCGCTGCTGTTTTCTCGCGCTAGACATTTCTGCCAGTACCCCCGAGGCAAACGGTTTGCAGTTTGTTGTTCTCGGCTAGCCCAGCGAACATTGCCCGGCTCATAATGCCCGAGAGGATCAATCCTGTCGAGCGTACACCCCTCTGGACGTGGGCCAAGCAGGGAGAAGAACTCCTCAAACGACGAGAAACGAAACTCGACAGCCTCATATGCTGGGTGATGCTTTTCGCCCAGCCGGCAACGACGCTTGGCCTTGTAGTAGCTGTTCCTTGCAGGCAGCTGATCGGGATCATTCTTGACGCCCTTACCCTTGGACGGGTGAGGCTTATCCAGAAAGCGGGTTTGGTTCCTGCACGGCTTGCAGAAAAGCTCTCGCCCATCTCTCTTGGACTTCTGGACCACATCATTGCGAGCGAGCCTCGACTGCTTGCAGCAGGGGCAAACCACTTCGATCTTGGTGTTCGGCATATGCATCTCCTGTTCCTAGGAGAAACATAATACCAATTGGACCTATTGTCCACTTAACTTTGTCCGCCCAAAACGCCGGGCTCGACTTGCCTTTCGCAATATTCTTCGCGTGCCGAGACTTGAAGCGCGCGCGCTTGTCCTTCATCGCCTGAGACTCGCCCGCCTTGGGCTTGCCTGCGGTCTTGGCGCCCTGCTCGCCGAAGCGCAGGATCTTCTCCTTCCCGTCGATCTTCGTCTTGACGACGTGCGACTTGGTCGGATGCCCGGGCGTGCGGCGGGGCTGGTCGAGCTTGAGGCTGTCCTTGTCGATGCGCTGCGCCATCACTTGCTCCTGAACCGCGCGGTCTTGGCCGCGATCTTCTTCGGCTGGGCAACGAACTGCTCGCCCTTCGCCTTGCCCTCACGCTTTGCCCGGGTCGTCGCAGCGTACTCCTGCGGCGAGAGCGCCTTGATCGCCTTCTCGGGGAGATACCGCTCGCCCGTCTCGGACGAGGGCTTGCCCGACTTGGTGCGCCACTTCTGGTCGCCCCAGTCCTTCAGTGACTTCTGCGGCGCCTTCATGTGTAGCTACCGCCTTTTTCCTTGTACTTCTTCGCCAGCAGTTGGGCCTTCCTCGCGGACCACTGGCCTGCTCCGGTGCCCTGCGTGTCGGACGCCTTGATCTGCTCGAAGAGCTTCTTGCGCATGCCGGGCTTCGTGTAGTTGCCGGCCGCATTGACCTTGGACTTCGTCTCACGCGGCATAGGGGTTCACCTTCCCTTTCGTCGGCGGCGGTGGGGCATCCACGTCGCGCGCCTGTGGCAGCTCGAACCAGCGACTGTCTCGCAGGTAGATCACCGCCTGCGTGAAGGTGTCGACGTAGTCATCATGCTCCGAAACGGGGAATTTGGCAAGTTGCTTCAGGAACTCGGCAGCCCAGCTCACAGGCTGTCCCGGGTTCTTCCCCGACTCGGGAATCCACACCAGCCCCAGCTCGAGCGTGGGCGCCGCCTGATGCGCTCGGCTGACCTTGTCGGCCATGCCGGGGTTGTACGGGATCGCCGGCACCTTCGCGAGGCGCAGATCCTGCAACAGCGACTGCCCGCTGGCCTTGGCCTCGACCAGCACCCGATCGGGGCGACGAGCGCGGCCGAAGGGCGACTTCTCGCTCATCCCGCCGTACTCGGTCGACCACTCCTTGATCGCCCGGGCCCGCAGCTCGGGGTAGGACAGGTGCTCGTCCCATGCGTCGATCAGCATGATGTGGCGCTGCGCCTCGTGGGTGAAGACAGCCCAGACGGTGCAAGCGGTCGGGTCGCCCGAGGTCTTCTCGGTGAAGGCGCAGTCGTAGGACTGGAGGATGTACTCGAAAGGGGGCAGCGCCTTCTCGTGCGGCCACAGGTTGACGAAGCTCGTCTTGAGGATGCCGCCCTCTGCCGGCGTCGGATCTTGCTGGAGCTGGCCTGCGGTGCCGTAGGTGCCGAGGAGCTGCTTGAGGTCGGTGATCTCCTTCTCGCCGAACCGCTCGGGGCAGAT